GAACACATGCGACCATATACTCCAGCTCTTGGGGCTAAACGCACCTCCAACGAATTCCAAATGGCTACCATATGGTATTCCAAGAGGGGCTTCGCGGATTTGTGTTCCCAAGGTTCGAACCTCATGACTCGTCCGAACTCCGTGTTGAGAGAAGTGGCAGTTTTCAGCTGTATAGCTGCGGAGAATTTGTAGTCCTCAATAGAACCATATTGTTCGATAAGGGAGGTTGCAAAAGCAGTAGGCATATTGAAAGTGAGCATACCGAGCGCTTGTAAGAAGGCGTGTTGGGTACCAAACCAACATAAACTCGGGGTGTTTGCACCTTAAGCCTATCGTCATTTAAGACCGATAATAGACCGACAGCCGCATCCGTCCTCTCGGGCCGGTCAGCTCACCCGTAAGGTGAGACTGCCGCCACGGCCCACGTCGTTAGACGCTTCCCGTTGCAATAGGAGATTGCTCTCGTATGGCCGACGCTGTCTTGCCACAAAAGTGACTACCCAAATGATGAGGGGCCTTTTCGGCTGGGTTTTGGACTATTCCAGTGCTGCTCAAGCTACGCGGCTTATCGCTAGATATTTCGCCGGCTTCGCTGGAATCCTTTCTCTGCCACGGTCTCGTACGTGTAGACGGCTAAATTTATGTCGATAGCTAGACATACGAGAATTTACTCAAAGTCGGTTATAAGAACCTCCTTGACATTCCCGAAAGACCAAGTGATATCGCGTTTGCCCATGGCTCCATGCAGGGTTAGCGTGTTTGGTACCACAGCTACTGCATGATCAACATAAGCTACCACGAATGCTTTCTTCAAGCGCCTGCGATCAAGCTGGTTCTGTAGACGCAACCTACTGCGCTTGGCGAATTCCTCATTGACAAAGATTATGTCTACATCGTTTTCTTTGCAAGCAATCAAGGCTGTAGATTGATTCACGGCTGTTGGGTAAGAAGCGATGGCATTTACAGCTTGGATGTTGTTTTTAACACACCAAGCTAGCGCGTAACCAAAACAACCTCCGTTCCTGGACTTGATGGTATACTGTCGAGGCTCATCTTTTTTCATGTCCTCTGGTAGCTCTTAGAAAGGCGTTCGAGCCACCTTCAAAGCACGAGTCCACATGTCATATACCACTACTGGGTCACCACCCCACAACAAGCACCTATCCTCAGCATATGCTTGTAGACCATGTTTGGAAGCGAGGCGATCAATTCTGGCTGCATCAGCTTTTATTCCAGCATGTTGGATTTGGTTACGCCTCCTATAACCATACTTCAATATGGTTCGCAGTGCCTTGTACACAATGCGGCCACCAGCAAGAGCGCCTCTGGAGATAAAAGTCACGCCGTTCTCACGTTGAACGCGCTCTTCTTCTTTCCATTTTACGCCCACGTTTGCCATGAGTTGGTCTTTCAAGGATTCGTGTCGCCAAGGCGGTACCTGGTCCAGGGTTATGTCATCTCCACTCTGACAAGCTCGAACATCGGAGACACGCGCGACGCTCACTAATGAACTCCACGCCATGACCTTGTTTATTATCAAGGTCCACGGGTCGCCAGAAGCCAGAGATTTGCAAAGCACAAACTTGAACATGGTCCCCATCATGCGAACTGTCCGCTTGTTTCGTAGCTCGATGGACATTGCGCCTAGACCCAATTTTTCGCTCACCATGTCGATGAACAAGGCAGCAGTGAGGATATGAACGGGTTTATGAGAAGAATCTTGCTTCTCAATGTCGAGTTCATAAGACCGCTCAAATGTTGCAAGAAACCCTTCAACCTCATGTTCCTTGAACCCTACCGGCGAAAGCTTTCCAGGTCTCATTGACCTAGCCCAGGCGTGCGTGAGAGCATCACATACATCAGCAAAAATTGCTTGTTGCATTTCTGAAGCGGTCACAACTCCTTGTGCTTTCAGCTCACCAGGTAGATCAGTCGGCTTTTTCGCAAATTCAGGCTTGAGGAACCCATATGAGTATGTGCTGGGTCTCGTTTCATACCTAGCATACGCACCATCAATGACTTGTTGCCTAGTTTGGCGAAGCATAGCGGCGCGTCGGGAATTTGCTACATGAGCAAAGAAGGTTTTCTTGCAAATAACCTCTTCGAACAGCAATTCCACAATTGCCTCCGCGTTGACATAGTCTTGCGGAGATGGCGTTTCGTCTTCGCCAGATCGCGTGAGCGCCTGGATTTCATCCGCACCGGGAATATCACGTGGCTGAATCGTATAGTTATCAAAACCTGCCGGCGTTTGACGATTCTCGTCTGTGAATATAACCCCGCTGACAAGATCAACGTTTGCACGTATCTCATTCGCGGCCACTGGTTCACCGTTTAGGAATACCGTCCCGATAGTAACAGGGTCGGTTAAAGCTTGTTCCACCAAGGTTGTTTCCACCAGCGGATCATCCACCAAATGCTCCCATGTGCTTTCAGACTCGGTTCTTGGTTCAACTAAATCCCAAGATGTACCACCCCGCAGTAGGGTTTGAGAAAGCGCGCCATTGATTGAGGCGTCATCGAACCATCGGAATTTGCGGAGGTCGCGTAATGCATCTACGACGAAAATCGTGTCATCCCTAGCACGTGATATCAGCACGCCACAATGAGCGTTTTGTTCTGGCATAGCGAGCCATGTCATGTCGCCCATCAAAGTGCGCCCCATCGCATGCACAATAGTGTGATTTGACCTCCTGCCTTGACACTCATGCGCGGTGTTGGCTTCTATGCCCCGAGCATTGACTAGCTCCTTGGCATTCTGAGTCCCTTGGATAGCCAGGTCACCGTCACCGGGTGCCAAGATGCCATCTGTGGTGAGAACATACCGCAGGCCTTCAGCATGCGTGCCACCACAAAAGAGCTGCTCGACATGCACATCGCTAACTGTAGTGCTCAAGTACACTGCAGCGTTGTCCCAAGGCAAGAATGTAGTTGGTGTGATCATCACGCAAGGAACTTCATCTATCTTCAACTTATCACCTGTTGGTGAAAAGACATTAGATATCTGCCTACGGTCCCCAATAGTGATGATACCCTTGCAAGCAGAATGCCTGTTGGCTATTGCCTGCAAGTGCTCTGGGTCAAAAGCGTAACACTCATCAATAATCACATACCTCGCAGCATACTTTACTTTGAGAGCATTGTGCTGAGTGACAACTGGTGCTCGGCGCACAGGGTCAAGCTTCCCTAGATTGGCTTGCCAGTCTGCCTTGAGTTGTTGAGTCGGCACTATCACAAGGTCATTTGCCGACACCCATGACTCGAAGCCCTTTGATTTCCCTCCCATTGCAAGACCAGTCATATGTGCTATCCACTTGCATGCACTCTCTTGATCAAAGAGAGGTTGACTCTCACGCATGATATCGTCGATGGCTTGTAACCCAGAACCTTGAGCCATTGTCATCGTGTACCATTGAGAAACATTAGCACGCGGTGAAAACCTTGCTCCTGGGCTCAAGCTCGCATACTCGACGAGTTGCTGTTGTCGTTGGGCCCCGCGAGCATCGGGAGAAATGTAATTTGGACCCCGCAGCGCATCTGGCCTTACTTGATCGCCGTGTTGCAACTCCATCAAAGCATGTATGGGTCCAAGGTCGACCTTACCATCAACGATAGGCAACTTTGTCAAGGTAGTTGTGCCATGAGCGGTATCCAATGCAAGACTGCCAGCATCCCAAGCCAACCGCACATCCTGATTGTTTATTGGCCGGATTGGGATTGGAGAAGTATCAGGTTTCGAACCATCCAGAAGCCAACCCATCTCTTTCAGCGACACGGATACTGCGACCTTTACCTCAGCTTTGAGGTGATGGATTAAAGCAGCCCTACGTTCTGGCGACGCCCTACGACAATCATTCTGGAAAGCGTTTAGCAACATCGAGGCCATAGCTCCGCGTGACACATGTGAATTGAACTTCCCCAAGAACAGTTTCAACTCACTCATGAAATCTGAATATGGCAGAGCGGCATTCAGCTCTAATTCACGCAACTGCTCTTCCGGAATCATCTGTTTTTCTCTGATCTTTTGTATTTCCGCAGCATGATCAGCAGAAAACAGATTGAAGAATGTCTCGACGATGTCGATACATGCTGCCTGAAAATCCAGGGTTTGAGCCTCCTGTGTCGTGACCCAG